TACCACGCAGGTAGGCGTTGTCGCTGTACAGGCCATCACCGTGAGGCTGGTTGTCTGAAGGGAACCAGTCATCACTGATACCGTCAAGGTTGCCCAAACGGGCACGCAGGCAGCCGGTGAAGTTCTTCGCCTTCACCACGTCCATCACGTCCACACGGGGCTGCCCGTCCTCGGTGGCGGAGATCAGGATCAGGTTCTGGCGCAACGGATTCTCCGTGTTGCCCATCAGCACGCACTCGTCACCAGACTCCGGAAGAGAAGCGCCGAACTCGTCCTCGCCCACGAGGATGGAACCACCCTCCACGCCGGCCACCTCAACCCAATAGCTTTTCAAATTCCCGCCGCTGAAGGTCTGGCAGCGCATGAGGTCATGGGCCACGAAAGTGTTCTCCTGCTCGAAAGTGATCCTCCAGTAACCGCCCTCAAGAACAGCGGTCTTTATTTTCCCGTTGGCGGCACTGACACAAAGCTGGCCGCCGACGCTGCGTACCTTCTCGATAAGCAGCTCCAATACTACCATGACCTGGCGTACCGTCAGCTTGTCGATGGTCAGATGGGACAAAGCGTCCTCCATCCAGAGCCGCCAGCCCTCACCGAAAAGACCGTCCACGAATTTCGGACTGCGAAGAAGCTCACGCACAACAAGGGTCAGCAGCCCGGCATTGCCCTTGTCATCAATACCCGCATTATCCTCCTGTCCGAAAGAGGCTCCCGCTTCGAAGGTGATCTTCCCCTTTGCACGGTCATTCTTTTTTTTGCTGATGTGTTCCGCCTGGCTTCTCCGCGCGGAAAAAAGATTGTTGTCCGTAGGCAGTGTCTTGTCCCAGCTACGGATAATGTCAGGAAGCGCGGCACCCTCCGCCTTTGACTTCGTATAGTTTTTCAGTTCCCCGATACTGTCATTCACCCGTTCAAACGCACCACTATGCAGGGCATCGCTGATCTCGATGTCCATCTCCCCGGGTTGGTTCACTTTCCGGGTAATTTTCGTGATACGGCTGCTGCGATAACCGGTTTCGGGGAAATACTCCTCGCTTTCAAGTCTCACACGACGGCCTACGGACAGGGAAACACCGTTCTCCTCAATCCACACATGGTCGGTCGGGGCCTTGTAAACGGCAAGATCCTGCCAGTGTTCGGTATTGAACTGTTCCACCGCCGTAAGAAACTCCTCCTCGGCAAGCGGGTAATATTCGTCCGGCATACGGATATTCCAGAGAATATAACGGTCACCGGATTTCGGAATAAGTTTGCCGCCGGGGAGTTGCGTGTCATCATCATAGGGCCATATCGTAATAATCTCGAACTCACGGGTGGCACTGTTGAAATTCACCTCGAAATAGTGGTCCTCACCCTGCCCCAGTCCGGAAAGGTCACCGTCCTGGAACGATACACGTTTGGTCTCGTCGGGCAGCTCGTAATCGTTCGGATCGAAGTTCAGGCTGTCGTCCCTGAAATAATAGACCGTGAAAGGGTTGCCGTCGTCATCTTTCACATCTTCGCTGCGCACACTGCTGACAGCCCCGATCCTGCGGGGATAAATGCCGCTGAAGGCGTCTTGCTCGTAACGGTCATAGATGCCGTACTCCTCCGTATGTATCTCGACATATTGCCTGCCCCCCGGAAGCATCAGGCGGCTATGCCCGTATTTTGACGGATCTATGTTCCGCGTGCTGCCTACCGGGAACAACCGGGTATAAAAATTGTCGGTACCCGTCGTGTCGCGTTCGATTCCGGTCAGTCCCTTCCCGTAGCCCAGCGTTATTTCCTCGCCATGCTCACACCGGCACACGTTCACGGTCTGGCCTTCCACCCACCATTCAGCCTGCCCGCCGACCGCTTCGGCTATCTCTTTCAGGGCTTCGTTGCAGTACTTCCCCTCGTAATCGATGACGATAAGGTCCGTACCGTCCACCCGCCCCACTTTCCAGTCGGTGGTGTGGTTCATTCCGTCATTGATACACTTCACGATCATGGCCACGTGTTCACGCGGAGTCGCTGTCAGCGTGAACACAGGCTCGGTGTTCCCGTCGGTGGTCTCCAGCACAAGAAAACGTCTCACCAGGCTCTCGATACCGTAAAACTTCAAATCATATACCCACTCCTGGCCGCTCTTCTGCTTCGGGGTGTACCGTTCGGTCAGCCAGTAGCGCTCACCCTCAAAGTCCACCCGGTCATTCACGTCCAGGGCGATATATTCGTAATGCGTGAAAGAGAGTGTCAGGACATTGTCACCCTGCACCTCCTTCACCTGGGTGGAGCTGTCGCCCGCCTCGATATCGGTCCGTCTGTTGCCGTTGCTGTCATAGATGGTCAGCATGTCTGTATCTTGTTTAAACGTCGTTTGAATAGGGTTTGAATCACATTTATATGATCGGGACAGGTTCCCGGAACTTCACCTTGAACTTGCCGGCGTGCACGCCTTCCTTCCAGAGATAGGTCAGAGGCTGGAACTTGCTGCAATCCGTATATTTCACACGGAGAGTCAGGGCAAGTTGGGGAAAGGAAATCTCAAGCCACCCGTCACGGCCTTTCTTCAGGAAATTGATGAACTCGAAATACTTCTTCAGCCAGCCGGCCTGCGTTTTGCCAAACAGGGCGAAATGAAGCGTCACGTCACGGGCCTCGTTCCTGGGCGTCAGCACGGAGGAATATTTCTCCCCGTCCTCCTCCCGGATATTCACAGCCGTGTCCGTTTTCGTCTTGCTCGGGGTCAGGATGGCGGTCAGGTTATCCATCCCGCCGCGCTTGTCCTCAACGAGGAACACCCCGTATGTACTCCAGATGTCGGTACCGTTGACAAGTACCAGACCGCCTAATATCTTTTCCATATCATTTGCATTTTACTCCGTCACGATTGATTTTACGAATCTCTTCCTCTATTTTGCCAAGGTGCGACGCGCTCGTGCCGGTGTTCTCCTCGATACGGGCAAGATGCCCCTCGGCGGTGTTCATCTTGTCGATGACGCTCTCCATCTTCTCATCGATGCTCGACCAGTGTTGCAACCCGCTGGTGAACATGCCGTCCAGTTTTGTACCCTGGTCCTGTGTCATGGCTGAAAAACCGCCGGTTTTGGCGCTCTGGCTCGTACCGCCCGAGTTATCGTACCCGGTGGCCGCGGCAAGATTGTCACGAAGAGCGATGGCTTCCTCGACATACTTCATGTACTCGTCCTGGAGGGCCTTACGCTCGGCTTCTGTAAGGTCATTGTCTTCCATCGCCTTGCCGAATTTCTCCCACCAGCCTTTCAGCTTGTCGGAATACAGCTCACCGATCTTGTTTGACAGCATCGCACGCATGAAATACTCGGATATGTCCTCCGCCGCGGCTGCGGCATCATACTTCATATCCATCAGGTTATCCACGAAACTGCTGTACATGCTGTCGAAGGAAATACCGGTGAGACCTTCATACAGCTGGTCGGTAAGTTCCTCCAGCTTGCCCGCCTGGTCGATATAGTCATCCAGCTTCTCGGTCAGACGACCTCCATATCCGCCCTTGCCGGTATCCTGGATCTGCGTCCACATGTCCACGTTACTGCGCAACTTCTTCATCTCCTCCGGACTTAGGTTCCAGATGTCACCGTTCCAGCTACGCCCGATCTGACCGCTCAAACGGTCAATCTGTTCCTGTGAGAAACCGCCCCAGTAATAATTCCAGCTGTGATGCGAACCGTGATAGCCGGCCTGCGACATGGCCATGTCCAGATAGTTCGAGTTCGTCTCCTGCTGGAGCCTGTAGGCATCCCGGTAGGCGGCCACGGACTTTGTACCCTTGCTCGCCTTGATCTCCTCCGTCAGGTCCTCGATAGCCGTCTGCAAGGTCTCGTTGCGCTCGGTCAGCCGGTCGATGGTTTCCTGGACCTCTTTGGCATTGCTTGAAGTCGTCCAGGAGGAAAATCCGCCCCAGGTCAATGCGTCGAATATCTTGCCCACACCGGAAAGCAGCGATTTTCCGATAGTCACAAAAAGATCACCGGAAAGCACATCGTCAAGAATACCGCTCACGGCATTGAACACCGCGTCGAGCAGGCCACCGATGACCACACTCAAACCATCTTTGAAAAGGTCTATAATACTTACAATCCAGCCGACAACAGGCACATCCTCAAGTGTTTCGGAAACCTTTCCGAAAGCCTCGCCCAGTTTGCCGTCCACTTCCTTGGCACCTTTGCCGAGTGTGATCAGGCCATTATACGCCCCGCTGATACTGCCGGAGGCAATCTGCTGCAATCCGTCCCTCACATTCTCCATACTGGTCTTCAGACCGGAGGCAGTATTCGAGAGGGACTGCCGGGCACTGTCAGCCGTTTCCTGCAAGGCGTTTATATTCTCACTCGCGGCATCGGCATTAGCCTGCGCCGTTTCCAGGGCTTGCCGGGCGGACTCCTTCTCCTGTTCGGTTCCGGACTGTTGCGCCTCAATGTATGATTTCTGGGCGGCAATAAGTGCCGTATAGGTGTCCGCATACACCGCCTGTGCCTCCTTCAGGTCTGAAAGGGCTTTCTGGTAGGCAGTAACCTCGGCACCCAGTTTCTTGAAACTGACCTTGCCGGAACCGCCCAAAGCCCTCTCCATCTGTTGGACGGCAGAGACAAGCGCGTCCTGGCTGGCATGGTCGGCATTTCGGAACTCGTCAGTGAGCATGTATTTTCTGGCATCCGCCAATACAGGCTTTATCATATCGGAAAACATCCCGCCGAATTCACCGAAGACAGTACCCCAGTCAATACGGGCTTTCAGTTCCTGCACTTCGATGCCGGCAAGTTTGCTGTCACGTTCAACACCGAGAGAGAGCTTCTCGCTGCCGGACGTCGTCTTTTGTATCTTTTCCGCATATTCGGTCGCGATGGCGAGTTTCTGCTGCTGGAAGGTGCCGTAGGCCTGCAAATATTCCTGCATCACTCCGAACTCTTCCCGATAAGCTTCCGCTATTTTCTTCTGTCGGCCGGACTCGTTCAGCTCACGGGCCTTGTCTATTTCGGACTGCTGATCTTCCGACAGCGAACCGGACTGCCCCGCTTTCGCGTTGTCACGTTTCCAACCGGCTTCCTGCCTGGCTATTTCATCCTTGCGTGCCTGGTATTCATTGTCTATCTGGCGCAGCTTCTTCTCCAGCCCCTCGGTCATCATCTCAATCTCCGCCTCGTCATTCTTCCTTTGCAGCCCGGCGAGTTCCTGGCCCAGCTTTTCAGAAACCTGTTTGCGGCGTTGGGCTTCTTTCTCCGCCTTGTCCGCCTTCTTCCGTTCGGCCTCGGAATCCTTATCCTCACCGGGCTTGACCTTGTCGTACTCCTTTTTGGCGGTATCGACGGCATCCTTCAGTTCTTTCGCCTTCTTCTCAAACTCCTCACGGGAAAGGCTGTTGGACGTTTCCTGAAGAAAGGCGTTATAAGCCTTGAGCGCATCCTGGTATTTCTCTTTTGCCGCAGCCACCCAGTCAGTGCTTGAATCCGTGGGCAGGTTACGCCGGTTTTGTTCCGAAACCAGTTTGTTCAGCTGATACTTCAGTTCGTCACGGGAATAAGTTCCGGTAAGATTTTCGTCACCCTGCGTAATCTTTCCGTATTCCTTCTCCTGGACAGACATCCGGGCAAGCAGGGTTCTACGCTGCTTTATCTGCTGTGCAAGGGTCTCGTTACTCACACCGGTCAGGTTTTCGAAATAGGCATTTACCTCGTCCTTGCGGATTTGTCCGTTCAGGCTCTTGCGTTTTCCGTACAGATTCTGAAGCTCTGCCTCCTCATCCCTTGAACGTGCGGATTTCCGGACATATCGGGCTCTTTGCCGCCCGTAGCTGTCCTGGTAATATTCGGTTGCCAACCGGGTCTTGCCTTCAAGTTCTTTTATCCTGTCATCCACACGTTTCAATTCATTGGCGGGATTGGATATGGACTCACCGGCTTCCAATCGGGCTATCTCTTCCTTGATTTTCTTGATATTCTTCAGTTTCTCATACTCGGTGTCGTATTTGGAGAATATATCCGGATATTTCTGTTCCAGCTTGTTTAGCGCCTCACGCCGGGCATCCGTGGACACGGCTTCATCCCCGGCAATGGAACACAGTTCCTCTATTTTGCGCCTGTGCTCTTCCTCGGCCTCTATGGTTTTCTGCTTCTGCTGCTGATACCTTTCCTCGGATTCCTGCAAACGTTCGGTTTCCGTCTTCATGGAGATCAGTGCCACGGCAACACCGGCAAGCAGGGTCGCAACCAGCACATAGGGATTGGAAAGCATGGTCCGGTTGAGCATTTTCTGCGCTTTCTCAACCAGCAGGAGCCAGTTGTAATGCAACGCCTCCGCAGCCACCGCCCAGCCTTTCACGGCCGTGACTGTCATGACGGCGGTCCGGTACACACCATACGTGCCGACAAGCCCGAGCAGGATACGGCCGAAACGTTCGTAATGCTCCACCATGTAGGAAACACCGGAAAGCGTGGTGTTGATGACACCTTCCGACTGTTGCCCGATTTCATTGAACATCATTGAAACGGCATCCTCTATATTGGAGATCTGTCCGGTTATCGTTTTGGATTGTGCCTCCATCAGACCACCGAATTTTCCGCCCTCGTCCGTCAGGCTCTCTATGACCTTCTGCACTTCGGGAAAACCGACCTTGCCTTCCTCCACAAGCTCCTTCACCTTGCTTTCAGCCACGCCGAACTGCTTGGCCAGTTCGGCGATCATAGGGATGCCCCGGCCGGTGAACTGGTTCAGGTCCTGTGTATAAAGCCGTCCCTGGGACATGGTGGTGCCGTAAAGATAGACCAGATCGTTCAAAGGGATGGAAAGTCCGGCAGCGATGTCACCCAAGCGGATCAGCGTCTCGTTCACTTTCTCCGCTCCAAACCCGTAGGCAAGAAGCTGCTTGGCACCCTGCGCGACATCCTCCAGGCCGAAAGGAGTGGTCGCGGCCGTATGTACCAACTGCTGCATCAGGGTGTCGGCCTTCTCCGCACTGCCGAGCATGGTCTGAAACGACACCTCCAGCTGCTGGAACTCGCCGCGTACCTTGGTGATGTTCGACACCAGCTCCTTGATAGTAAAGGCGGCCGCCAGCTTGCCGACGGTGTTGTTCAACAGGGAACCGC